CCTCCGCAGGAATCGCGTGAGCGACAACCTGGTGCAGAATAGACGTTCTACAGAGAATATTACGAATAGAGATCGGCGGCAACGTAATCGACTCACGCACAAATTCATCACGACACCTCAACACCAGATTTCCACGGAACGGATTATTCGTCCCAACATAATCGCGAAAGAATGTTGAGCTGACTACAAAATAACGAACATAGACATATGCAGTATTTGAGGATGATTGATTACGAAGTTGAAGTAACTCCTTTTTCAGAGCATCATCTAATGCAGGATTATTCGGTATTGCACTTAAATAACCACTCGTAATATATTGCGTCATATTTGGATAGAGTAGGTTTGACCATGATGCGGAAATGAGCCAGGTGAACCGCGTAATTGCACGAGCCCTCGTCGACGGAATATGAATCGTATCTGACTCATCAAAGAAAACACGCTTCCAAATGAGATGATTTGCATAAGATACATCTTGAACAAGACCATAGAGTGTATTGGATACAAGAACAACATCAACATCCTTCATTCGCTGAGCAATATTTTCTGCAGCAAGAACAGCCTTTGTTTGAACACCCAGGCACGTCAACGAGGTCTGATCTTTAATATAGGCCTGCCACTGACGATAGAGTGTATGAGGAACAACAATGAGACATGCTGCATCCGATAAATCATGGGCGTAATTACTTGCACGAAGACTATAGAGCTGAGAAGTGCTATTGACATCAAGTTGAGGAATCAAAGGCAACGTGGGCTTTGTCTTGAGTTGAGCAATATGACCGAGAACCATCAGTGACTTGCCGACGCCGACACCATCACCCAGAAAAGAAAAACGACTATAGATTTTAGCACCACATAGATCCATGCCGAGTGAAAGCTGATTCTCACGCTCCACCATTGAATGCAGAATCGCCTTCTGGTGTGCTCTCAAAGGAACACGAATTTCAGTAGGCTGTGGGGCCTGAGTCGCATCAGAGGTCAATGAACCCTTATACGCCTCATTCAGAACGGAGACAAATTTGTCTATATGGTTATAGGCCATTGGTGTCTTCTGAAGAAAGGAAAAGACAAATGTTTAGACCGTTATATCTCATGCATTTGAAAAAAAAGATTTTAACTCTTCATCCTTAATAAAGTCGCCAATTTTAAGATTTGTTTTCTTAACAAAAGGATTCGTTTGCTCTCTTAGCCTTTTCTTGTCAAAAGTGTTCTCGCTGTGACTCATGACCAGCATTACCTTCATCGGATCCAGCTGAATCATCGGATTCTTATACTCCTCGAGAAATGAACGCTCCTCAGAGTGTGTCACAATATCATCATAGGTATGCGTCTTTGCATACTTGGAGAGCCAAGCCATCGTTCCATTCGTGGCGTGTGTGGGTGAATAAGGACCCAACTTCCAGATCTCCTTGTTGTCCGAGTAATACATATAGATCTCAGATGCACCCGCAAGTTCAACAGTGGGGCTCTTTCGAAAGGCCTCGACTGCTGCAGATACACGACACGGAAAATAGAAGTCATCATCATCCATCGCCACAATAATATCACCCTTTGCTTCCTGATTGAGAATGTTACGCTTTCCACCAATTAGAAGCTTGTCTTCCAGATAGATATACCGAATATTAGGTAGCCGCTGTGCCAGATCCTTAAAGAAATCTTCAACAGTCTCCTGACCATCATCGAGAATAATCCACTCCATACGATCCTTTGGATAGTCCTGGCTTTCATAACACTTTATCAAGGCAGGAATAAAACGACGACGATTGTATGTGGGTGTAATAACGGATACAAAGGGTAGTGACATTGCTATTTATACATTTGACCCAATTTTTAAGCCTTCCATCGACTTCAGGATATTTCCTGCTGCCTTTGCCCCAGGGCTTGCTATTGCAGCTGCAGATAAACTCAACGCCTCCACGCCTTTGATAAGAGCCTCCGCCTTGACAGCCGACATCGCCTCAGCAGCCTGCTTGGCATTCACAGAACCACCCACCAAATCCGCTGATTGTTTCATAAAGTCCGCATATGCGTCAGTGGCTCTCTTGTCCTCCTTATAAGTGAACGGATAGAGTAACATTCTACCTAACTGACTATCTGTTTCTGTTGTAAAGATCGGCAGCATTCTGTAAATAAACGGTGCATCCTTATTGAACCACCGATACAAATAATACAGAATGACTACAGGGCCAAAGAGAAATCCATAAATAAAATACAGAATTCTATACTGGATATCACGACCAATGGCGTCGTTCGCCGCGAGAGTTCCAGCAACAAGACAAATCATCGTGTAAAACAATCCAGATACAACCTGTGTGGCAATATCCTTTGTGCTTGTTAAGAGACGAAAGAGATTAAATTGTTCTTCCTGAGACTTCTTATTTGCGTCATTCAGATTCTTATTCTGTGCAACAGTAGCTGAATTCTTCGGATCAAGAATCAGCCCAAGATAAGGCTGAGCAACACTCTGTGTTATAAACGCCTTTACAGTATTCAGCTTGTTCTGAAGATCAATTGTCTTTTGAGAGGCCGCTGTCTTATTATACGCGTCAAGTTCAGTAAAATATGCCTTCATTTTCTTTACAAAATCCGCATTTGGAACCTGTTTCTTTGCATCCATGTCATCAATGACACTAGGGCCAGTCCTCGCAATATATTCAAGAGTTAGAACAGCCGCATTATAAGCTGTCAAATCAGCCTCTGTGTCCTTAAGCAGCTGAGTTCTCTGATCCCATATTGCCGCCGTTGCAGTGGTCGTAACATAATCCGTATTTGTCTTTATCAGATCATTGAATTTTGGAAGGGCTATAGGCGACATTGTATTGTTTGCAATGAGTGTATCTGTATCTCCCCTTACATCGTTCAGAAGTTTCTTGAATTTTTCCTTTGACGGCAACGCAGCGGCATCACGTTCTGCTGCGGCCTTTTCTGCTGCGGCATTATATGTTACGGAATCAATACCTTTACTTAATGATTCAGTCAGGCTCATCTCTATTCAGGCTCTTTATGATTTTTCCGTGTTTTATTACGGAGAAGGATTTCGGGAAAAGGCCCTTTACGTCTAGGATTCAGAACAACAAAATCAGGATATTTCTTAAGTAGCCCAGAAACATCCTTTTTGACTCGGGTGAGTCGTTTTCCATCCTGTAGACCTCCTGGTGTCGTGTAAATAGAGGTCTTTGCAGCGGCAAAGTTCAATCGGACGACAACACCATCCTTCTCATAAAAAAGAAGACTACGCTCATAGTCATCCTTCGGACCTGTAGTGACAGTAAGCTTTCGATCATCCTTGAAATTAATATAGCCAAAGAAGTTACCAATAATAAACTTCAGATCATAACTCACAGTGTCTTTCATGAAAAACCCATTGGCTGATGGATAGAGACCCCATAGATTCGCCTTGTGTGTGGCACATTCCTTAAATCCACGTTCAATGAGTTTCTTGAGACTCACGAGTTCCTTTTCGTGACGTTTTTTCGTAGCATCAAACTCAATAAAGCCTCGGATATCATCATCGCAACTTACAAGTTTCTTGCCTTTTGGAAAATAGTTAGAAATAAAGTTCCTGACATTTGCGAGTCCAGGAACTCCTACAATTAAATGACCGTATGTGTTCGGATCCAAGAACTCCTTGTAAATTCCGTATTCTTCCTTATCCGCAACAAAAACATAGATAGATTCTTTCGGGATCTTGTATTTTTTCAAAGTAGTAAGAGTCTTTTCCTGTAGAATTTTTTCACGCTTATACGATGGAATTACAAAGATATAATCCATTCTCCTAATTATGCACAATATTCCTCATCGCATCATTCCACTTATAAACATCATAATCTTTATAGTTAATAAAGAGATTATGAAGCAAGCCCTGCTTTCGTGACGTTAACATCCCTAGCTGATCAAAGACCATCAGAATTGGCCGTAACTTCTCTTGAATATAGGCCATGATTTCATCAGGTGATGACGTATCACCATAGGATTCACAAGGAAACAGGACTGTATTGCCCTGCAGCTTCCTGCGATAATCAACCTGCTGGTTTACAAGATCTAGATACCTTTTTACAAAGCGAATCTTAATAAACTCATCAATTTCAGGCGATGAACCTATATAAGATAGAATTTCATCATCGGATGAAAGAAGTAGATTGATGAAGTCTCCATTATTGTCATATAGAGGCTTATACTGTTCCATGTTTGTCATACAATGACAACCAGTCCCATATGTAATGTCAAAGAGTATATTACGTTTAAACTTAGAACTATCCTTTGCCTTTTCATACAAGGCGTTAAGTGTCTGAGTAAGTCCAGAGCCAGTAAACTCCTGCACAACAAGTTTTGTGTTGTTTCGAAGAGCCTCTTTTACGTGGGTATCTAGAATATAATCGTCTTCAGGATGCTCAATCCTTTTTGAAATGAGTGTAATTGTATGAAGACTAGAGACCCACACATCATCCATTTTTACATATGTAAAGCCTCTTGATTCAAAGTAAAGAACCATGAAGTCCATTCGTTTTTCAAACTGAGGATCATAATGAATAATATTTGCCCTTGTCTTTCGAATAAAGACAGGAAGAATCTGATCATGTTCATCTGTCAGCTCATCGAGACTGAATGCATGGGGGCAGCTACCAATGCCTACATACATCATTTTTGAGTGTTTGCATACATGAGGAAAATCCCAAGTTTCAATTTTTACAAGGCATACTTGACACCGCCCATACCTCCCTCAACAACAAAGTAGTTGAGACTGTCTACATAGATTGTTAGATTGTAGACATAGGATGTATTAGGAGGCAAAGGCCAGACATCTACTTCAACTTGAAAGTTCTTGATACGACTCGCATTCAGAGATCCAGAAGGCTGTGTATTCGGAGAGTGCAAGGCAAAAGTATAGACGGGGATTCTGGTGTTTTGCTGTCCATCTAGTGATTTCCAAGGCACAATCTTCGTAAAATATTCAATAGGTTTTTCTTCCTGTATCTCATTTCCATCACTCAGAACACGCAGAGTTCTCAGAATGTTGAGCTGACCCTGCGG